GATGGTACTAACACTGAGGTTCTTCTTTTAGGACCTGACAATGGTGGTGCTCCTCTAGGTATTCCTGGAACTCAATTAAATGGTTTAGCAGCTGCGTCTGCAAGTCTTACAATTGGTGCTTCAGGTATTGCTCAAGGTACATCAGCTACAACTGCTGCAAAACTACCTTTCTGGTCAAGTGTTACTAGTACAATCGCTGCTGGCGATGCTGCTAACTCCATGATGTACAAGGTGACAGCAGATACAACATTTAAGATCTATAACTTGAATGCTGTAGCTAACACCACAGTTACTGGTGATGGTGTATTTATTAGTGCAGCTGATTCAGAAGCTGGACGTGCTGCATATTTGCTCGGACGTGTGACATACATACGCCCTGCTGCAGATGTCTCATGGGATGATATTCAGACATTTATCGATTTTGCTTCTCAAGTAGGCGGATCTGATAGCTGATTCTGTTAATATAAAAAATATTAAGCGGGTCCTTGTGGCTCGCTTTTTATTTTGTCTATACTTTAGATATTTATAAAATGTTCATGCAATTAATTACTGTTTTGCTAATTATTGGAATTACTTTAGGATTGATAGGTATATTCATGGGTAATTCTCATCCCAACCACCCACAGTAGAGTTGAAATCAAAGGTGGACACTGGTATGCTAGGCAGAGGTTAAACACTTAAGTTATGTTGTATCAGTACAAGCCAACAGGTGGGTTAGTAGAAGTTGTTTCTCAACATGGGGAAGGAATAAAGATGTGTCTTGATGCGAATGAAGAAGTTCTTTATGCAGATGAAGCAGATTTAGTTCCTCATATAGGGGCAACCAATGAAAGAGATAGGAATGAAGAAAAATATACTGCTGAGTTAGAAGCAGAGGGGGTAAAGCCTGCAAACCTCACCACAAAAGATACTTTTCCTATCGATACAAGAGTTAACATAAATAATGCAAGTGCTAGGCAAATTGCAGACTCCTTACCAGGAGTAGGTTTGAAAACAGCTAGAGATATAAAAGATTTACAAACCTCATGTTCTGGTGAAAGATTCCAAAAATTAGAACAGTTACGAGCTATTAAGAGAGTTGACTGGGATGAAATATTTAAGGAGAATCTAGTAAGAGTTGATTAGTTTATCTTGAAATTATTAGATGCTTTTGCTGGTATAGGAGGTTTTTCATATGCAGCTGAACGTTTAGTAGGTGGATTTAAGACTACGCAATTTATTGAGATTGATGAATACTGTCAATCCGTATTGAAGAAGAATTTTCCAAATACTCCTATTCACGATGACATTACGACGTTCAAAGCAGCTAAAGGAGAATACGACGTACTCACAGCTGGATTTCCTTGTCAAGATTTATCCGTGGCAGGATCACAAAAGGGAATTGGAGAGGGTACAAGAAGTGGATTGTTCTATGAAGTCGTCCGCCTTATTAGGGACATTCAACCTAAATTTGTCCTCCTTGAAAATGTTAGAAATTTATTGTCTCACAAAAACGGGGAGACGTTCCAAGAAATCCTCTTTCAAATTGCCCAAGCAGGGTACGATGCAGAATGGAGCGTTATATCAGCAGCAGATATGGGAGCCTGTCATAAACGAGAAAGAATCTGGATCATTGCCTACCCCAACAAATCAACGTGCAGGGAAGGGAGAATTTTTGAAAACATTAGTAACGAAGGATGGGAAACCAGCAAAGATAGGAGAGAGGGCATACAATCCCAAGACGGGGAAACATGTTCAGATAACTTTAGACAGAGCAGTGGAGTTGTTACCAACACCGAGAGCACAGGAGCCAGGATCGACCAACGAGGGTTACGGAGACAATCTGAAAGAGGGTGTGTGCAAACAGATAGGAATACCGACGAAGAAACATCCTTTGTTACCAACACCAACAACGATGGATCATCTGCCTCAAAGAGGTTACGATTCAATGTTGAAACAGACTCAAGTCCACAGGAAAGGGAGATCCAAATTAGCCAATCTAAGAGAAGCAGTAAATCCCGAAGCAGTAGAACTATTCAACAAGTTGCAGAAACTTCCGACTCCAATGGCGAGAGACTGGAAGGGCAGATCGGGACAGGGATTCCAAGATCGATCTGGTGGGAGACCACGCCAACTTCCAGACGCCTTAACCCAAACTGGTCAGAGTATGCATCTAAACCCGTCCTTCGTAGAGGAGATGATGGGCTATCCAATCGGATACCTCGTATAAAAGCATTAGGAAACAGCATTGTTCCAGCTTGTGCAGCTGTTCCTTTACAGCGTATAAAATATTTAAATGATTTAAATGAGAGAACTTAGTTCACGTAAAATAATATTAGGCTTATCTGTAATTAGTTAATGAAGTTAGATACTTTTACGCAGTCTAAAGTGCGATGGCATTTAGGTTACAACTTGACTTCGGTTCCTGCTGGTGACATAAGTCGTTTGGAAGAGGCTTTGAATAATGTACAAGATTCTTTTTGGTTCAGTAAAATAGTTGAACAAATAAATAGATGTGATGAAGCAGAAAAAAGAACTGATATGACAGGTAGTGTTAATAATGACTTAACACCAAAGAGTAGGATTGAAAGTATAGCTGGTGATGTTGATCGTACCGTTTCTACTTCTGACTTTAGAGAAACTTTAAAAACATGGACGCAAATTTATATTTATGAAACAGATCGTTTAGCTTTGCATTTATACGTACCTAACTACAGAAACCCCGAACAGGCTAGATATAGATTTAATCGTGAAGGTGCTGAGTTTATACAAGCACTTCCTGGCCCAGCAGATGTAGCAGTTGGGACAAGACTTTTACTTGAAACTAACCACAGGTAAAGCTCACGTTTTTTCCTGTTATTCTTATATTTAGGAGTTATCTTCACCAATGGCAATCACTTATTTTCAAGATACAATTATCAGTACTGAGACACTTTCAGCTCCAGCGTCTGGTACCGCTTTAGAAGTGGCTGTTAATAATTTATTTTCAACCAAGAACTATACTTTTTTAGTTACAGTCGCAAGTATCAATACTAATGTAATTGTAAGACTAGAAGGAAGTTTAGATGGTACGAACTATGTGACGTTACTAGCTAATCGAACAATAACAGCTAATGGAAGTACATTTGAAAGTGTGATAAATAAACCTTTTAAATGGCTTAAACCTGTTTTTGTCTCTGAGTCAGGTGGAACAGCCGCAACTGTCACGCTTTCCATTGCAGCAGCATAAATGGCGATTAGACCTACAACACGTTTAGGTTATCGGTTTAGTGTACGTCCTCATAAATGGCGTGTAAGAGAGTTGTTAGATAATAGAGGAGAAACTAATGTAGAAAAATTTATAAGACCTAGAGCACCTAGACGTATGGCAGGTACTAGAATAAATGCTGAATTAATTACACCAGGCTCTGCACCAGCTCCTTACGTAAAAGGAGATGACACTCTCACACAAGACAACATTGATCTTATGAGTGAGAATTTAGATCCTGACGATTTAGAACCCAAAGATTATGTCTAAGAAAAAAATGCCTCCACAGCTTCTTGAATATTTCAAAAAGAAGCAAGGAAAAGATGATTCCAAAGCTGACGACAAATCTGAAGATAAAAGCAAGAAAGATGATAAGAAGAAAGAAGCTCTAGAAAAGGCAAAGAAACAAAAAGATAAGAAATAATATCCTTTAGTTATAATTAAAGTACATTAACTTTTAAGTAGACGTGTCAAGTAGTAGCTCCAATAAACAACCGTTAATGGTGGATCGCCCAGCGAATACCTCCACTCTTTTAACTGTCGCCTCTGGTCAAGCCTTTTCAACAAGTTTGATCCCCACTGCCGTTGGTAATGCTACTAAAGTATTTGATGCTGATGCAGCTTTAACAGATACTTCAATCAGTGGTGCATACATTGATGAGATATGGTTTCAATACAGTAAAAAAGATAATTTAACAATCAGTCCTAAAGCAGCAACAGGAGGTACTTGGGCAAATACAGCTACTTCATGTGTAGTTACTCCTACAGGAGGTAGTAATGTACGAGTAGGACAAAAGGTTTACGTAGACTTTACTAGTACTAGTAGTGCTTTACCTGCCGACGGTACTTATACAGTTACAGCAGCGACTGCTACTACGTTTACTTTTGCAATAGCTGCACAAGCTAACTCAAATGGTAACTGTACAGCACAATTACCAACTGATTTCTGTTTTTATCTTGTTTCTGCAGCTTCAGTTACTAATACCAATCAATTCTTTCCTTTATTCACTGTAGCTATTGAATCTTTAGTTGAAAAAGAACGTTTTAGTTTAACTGAAGAAGGCATTCTTCCTTATATAAATCATCCAGTAGCTCAATCAGGTGCAAATATAAATAGTGCAAACAGTTTAACCATACCAAAGCATAGAGGATTGATGTTAAGAAGAGGACAAGCTTTATTTGTAGCTACTAGTGGAGCAACTGCACTTACAAATGCGTTTTATTGCAATGTACAAGGTGGTTTCTATTAAGAATAATGCCTTTCGGAGTAAATTCGTTTAAGAATCCGTCAAAAATAGGCTTCGATACGAAGTTTAGTAAGAGTTTTGAGAAAGATAATCAATTTAATAACGATAAAGGCTTCAAAGTTACAAAAGATCCTTATAAAGTAGATAGATTAAAGCGTAATTATGGTGCTAGTGAGGTTGATTTTTATAATCATGACTCTTTATGGTCTAGGTGGCGTAGAGGATATGAATTATATCTAACAACTCAAAGCATGATGGGTTCTACAGCCTCAGAAAGAGGTGTTAGAGGAGATTATCGTTTATATTTCACTTTTCAACAGTTTCCAGGTGTATTTATACCTGCTCGTATTTATATTTATCCATCTGCTAAAGAAGATTTAGGAGAACATCTTGTAGGTATGAGAGATACTGATGCTTTCAGCTTCTATGACCAAGGATTACCAATATTAGGTGTCAGATATTTAGGAAATGTGGTTAATTCAACATATAATCAATCAGGTACTACTTTAGTTGTTGCAAAACAAGACCACGGTTTCTTTCCAGGTGAAAATGTATTTTTAGATTTTCAAACTGGTGCAGCTGTTGATGAAACTTTAACTATTACAAGTACTACACAAAATACATTCACAGTAACAACTTCAAACTCAGCAAATACAGGCGGCAATGTTAATTATTATTTATCGACTACTTTTGGGGATGCGCGTTGGACTTCTATTAGAGTTCGCCTTCGTAGTTTGCCTACAGACGTTGCTTTCCTTTCAGGCGAACGGTTAGGAGATCGTCTTGTTGAGAAAGATCCAGGTATAAACAGTACTTACACTAGATCTGCAAATACAGTAACAGTTACATGTAGTTCAATACACGGTTTAAGTACAGATAATACAGTTTTTATTGATGTTTCTAGTGGAGATGTTTCTTCTGGTAGATATAAAATTACAGTTACTTCAACAACACAATTTACTTTATCAACGATTACAAGTGGAACTACAAATGGAAATTTAAAATTGAGTCGATTAATAAGAGGTCGTCGATATGATGATTATGTTTCTTACACATGTACAGGAACAGATTCAAGTACAAATGAAATTATTGTACAAAGAAAGGATAGCTATGGTGCGCAGACATTAAACAATAAAGCTGTAACAACAGTGCCAGCACATAGAGGATATGAAGTTGGTAGATTCTTAAGTACTGATTTACGTTGGCAATGTTCTTGTCAGGATTTTTCTAGAAGAGATAGTTATAATTTACAAAGTGATCTATTAAGTGATAGATTCCCAACTACTAATGTTAAATCAACAAGAGATGGAAGGGTTTTAAATGCAGATGGAACTTTATCTAATGAGAATGACATACCAGGTGTATTTAGAGATCTGGGTTTTGTTACAATTAATAATTTTTATGAACTTCCTGAATATGAAGATAATGCTGAGAATGCTGTTCAAAATTTAGCCTATTATCAATTACGTTGGTGCAAACATATTTACGCAGCAATGTGGGCTTTACTACATGATGAAGGTAATGATCCTATAAATTTGACTGCAGATTATGTACAGAATGGTGCAAACATTGTTATAACTTCAATTGATCATGGTCTTGAACAGAATACTAAAATACAAATTACTTTTACTAGTGGTAATGCAATATCAGGAGAGTTTACGGTTTCTGAAGTACAAGATAAAGATACTTTTGTAATTGTTTATCCTTTTTCTAGTCAATCAAGTGGTTATTGTACGGTTAGTAATTTAAAAAAACATGAGTTTGTAGGTTCATGGTTATTAGAACCTAGCGACAGACCTATAGATAAAGGTTTAGAACATTTTAATAAAAAATTTGAGAAAGAAAAAGTAAATATTCAAGAAGCTTTTAGAAATGTTTTACTTGCTAAACAAAATACTAAATGGAGTGGTCAAAAAACAATTACTGGTAATAGAAATCAGCCACAATTAGTAGCAGATTTTGATCCTTCTACAATAGGAATGCTTTTAACAGATGATATACGTAGAGACAAAGATGGAAATTTAAAGAGAGATGGGCGTCAGGTAAATACTACTAACAGAATGACGATGTTAATTAATAAATTATTTAATCAAACACCTACAAAATTTCAAGACATAAAATTAGGCATTGTTAATAAACCATTAGATGAATATGCTAATGAATTTGAATCAGGATTAATCTCTTGTGGAGAATTTGCAGCAGGAGTACCTACTGAAAAATCTGATACAGTGAGTACAATAGATTGTGGAACTTATAATCCACAAACCGATCAGGATACAGTCGTAGACGCTGATCTTTATATCAACGCTTAACTATGGCTGTTCAGATTCTGACCAGACGTTCTAGTGTGCTTCATGACAGACCTTTTCCTATACGTCTTGGCGATGCTGAGCTTGCTGTTAACAACCATGCAACGGAGCCCGGACTCTTTTTTGCTGATAACACAGCTTCTCCTTCTACAGGCTTAGTTAAAATAGGACCAACTTTTGTTGGTTCAACTAGTCCTAATGCTTCTCCAGTAGGATTTAATTCTTACAGTAAAGGTGAATCTTGGTTAGACACGAGTAGTACACAGGTGTTAAAAATATTTGATGGTGCAAATTTTGAAACAGTTAAGGCAGTTGTTTCTAATACAGCAGGTTATCCTTCAAATCCAGCTGATGGTCAATTACATTACAACAAAACAGCAGGTGCTTTATATATGTGGAATCAAGCTAATACTTCTTGGATAGCTATTTAACTCTTAGCTAATAAATGATCAAGTATTCTATCCAGTTTTGTATGGACAGATTGCATTTCTCGTAGAAAATCTTCTTTCAAAACGTAATCATGAATCACTTCATTCTTAAGTTTACCAAGGTCACTCTCTATGTTATAAAATCTTCTGTCTAATTTTTTATTAAAATTTCCTAGTGCTCGTGTTAATCCAGCAAAGACACCGATGCTTCCAGAAATAATAGCAGCGATGAGTTCGACTTCCATCTTTACTTCCTTTTTCTTTATTCTAAAGGGTTTTTACATTTTAAAATATTAAATAGTTAAGAGATGAGCATGGCAACAGGATATGAACCAAATATAGAAGGTGCTATAGCAGTTTTAGTTGATCTAATGACTGCTAATAACTTTACTATGACACGTCAACCATATGAACCTAATTATCGAGGTTTAGTAGACGCAGTTATTGATGTAAAAGATGGATTTCCTGTTTTTTCTCCAACTCGTGTTGGTTTCGATGTAGCTACTTTCGAAGCTGTATCTGATGGGGATGCACTTTATATGAGATCTAGTGACGGTAAGGTTGGAAAAGCTAGTGCTGCAAATGGTGCCCTTGAGAATGCACATGTTGTAGGTTTTGCGGACGCCGCTGCTTCTTCTGGTAATGAAGTTAAAGTTTTAGTAGCAGGGATGAAAACAATGTCATCAATAGATGCTGGAGATTTATATTTTTTAAGTCCAACTACAGCAGGAGCTATTACAACTACTGCACCTACTGGCTCAGGCCAAGCAGTTACAAGAGTAGGAGAGGGAGCTACAACTACTTCTTTTAGTATTTACGTTGAACCTCCTGTGAAGTTAGCATAATGTCTGGTACAAGTAATTATTCTCCGTATGAGCCTAATGCTAAGGGTTTTACAGAGGCTCTTATTGATTTAAAAGATACATTAGGAAATCGAACTGTATATTCTGTTGCTGGTTTTGAAGCTGTTGCTTTTGAAAATGTTAATCAAGGACAGCCTTTATATGCAAGATCAAGTGATGGAAAATTGGGGTTAGCTAGAGCAGCAGGTACTGAAGATGAAGCTCGGGTTGTTGGTTTTGCACAGACAAATAAAAATGCAGGTGGTACTGTTCGTTGTCTTGTATTTGGTAGTTTAGCTACTTCAGGATTAAACGCAGGGGAATTATATTTTCTTAGTGTAGGTTACGGAGCAATAACGGCTACACCACCTTCTAGTTCTGGACAGTATATAACACGAGTTGGAGAGGCTATAACAGGTGCTTCTTTGCACGTAAGTTTAGAGCCCCCAATTAAGGTTGGTTAAAATTAAGACATGGCAACAAGAAAATCCCTTGTAATAGTTAGTGGTCTGTTTCAGGAGTTAAATACTTCTTCAGACAAGTTAGATATTGCTGGTAATACGACAGCTGATTTAACTGAAAATACTAATCTTTATTATACAAATGCACGAGCTAGAGGTTCTGTCTCTGTAACAGATTCTGGCGGTTTAGGAAGTTTAGCTTACAACAATAGTTCTGGTGTTATTACATATACAGGACCATCTAACTCAGATGTCACGGGTCTAATTAGTGTGGCTAGTGGCTCTGGGTTAACGTATAGCGGTGGAGAGATAGGTACGAATGCTATTCCTAATAATAAATTAGCTAATAGTTCGTTAACTGTTGGTAGTACATCGATTGCTCTAGGTGCTACAGCATCAACGATTGCTGGATTAACTTCTTTAACTGCTACTACTCTTTATTCTGGAGTTGCTGACGCTGCTAATTCAATATCAATAGCTAGTGGAAATATAGTTTTTGAAGGATCAACAGCTAACGCTTATGAGACAACTCTGACCGTAACAGATCCAACTGCTGATCGTACTCTTACATTACCAAATGAGACGGGTACTATTTTAACATCGGCTTCAACGATTACTCCTACAGTTAACTCTTTAACAATTGGTAGTACATCTATAACTTTAGGAGCTACAGCATCAACTATTGCAGGTTTAACATCACTTACGGCTACAACTTTATATGCAGGTGCAGACGGTGCTGCTAATGCAGTATCTATAGGAACTGCTGGTTTAGTATTCGAAGGTTCAACAGCAGACGGATATGAAACGACGATAAGTGTTGTAGATCCTACTGCAGATAGAGCAATTAATTTCCCTAATGCCGCAGGAACTGTTGCTTTACTGACTTCTTTAAGTGCTACTGCTGGTTCAGGATTGACATATAACTCATCTACAGGTGCATTTGGCACCAGTTCTATACCTAATGCTCAGTTAGCTAATAGCACTGTAACAATTGGTAGTTCTTCTGTAGCTCTAGGCTCAACTTTAAGTAGTATTGCAGGAATAAGTTCATTTAGTTGTGATCAAATCACTACTAAAGACAATGGTTTTAGAATACAAGACAATGCTGATACTTCGAAGCAATTAGCTTTTGAGTGTTCAGGCATTTCGGGTAGTACAACTCGAACTTTATCGGTACCAGATGATTCAGGGACAATATCCACTGAAAGTTTTGCTACCGCAATCGCAGTTGCATTAGGATAGTATTATGGCAACACAAGTACAATTCCGAAGAGGAACGACAGGTCAAACTCAGACCTTTATTGGAGCTCTTGGTGAGATAACAGTAGATACAAGTATCAGTACAGCTGTCATACATGATGGTTCAACAGCTGGTGGGTTTTCATTATTAAAGAGTGATGGAAGTAACTCTTCATTGTTAACTGGAACAGGTGCCAATCCTTCTCTTAGTTTTGTTGGGGATTCGAATACAGGTTTATTTTCAGGTGGTGCAGATCAGATAGGTCTTGCCACTGCAGGGAATGCTAGACTTACAATAGATTCATCGGGTGTTGCAACTTTTAGTGGAAACGTCTCCGTTCAAGGAGATTTATCTGTAACTGGTTCAGCCCCAGACAACCTCGCTCTTATTGTTGCTTTAAGTTGATATGGCAAATACCTTCAAACAAGCTACCAAATCTAGCCTCGTTACGACAGTCATTAGTAACTCTGGCACGAATATTCTTACTGCTGGAGGCTCTTCTACGCTTATTCTTCTTAGTGCTTTGGTCGCTAATAAGACTTCGAGTAGTGCAAATGTGGATATCTATCTAAAACCTAGTAGTGGAGATGAGGTTTATTTTTTAAAAGCAGTTCCAGTTCCTGCAGGTTCATCATTAGAACTCATCAGTGGAAGTAAAATTATTTTAGAATCTGGTGATATTTTAAGAGCCAGATGTGATACAGCTTCTGCTGCAGACCTTACTGTTAGCTACCTAGATCAGACTTAAGATTATGGGATTAACACTTATTGGTGACATTGCTGCACTTCAAACACAGTTTGAGGCAATTAAAGAAGAAATTGATAAGCAATTTGATAAGACAATATTGAATTTAGAGGAGACAAGTTGGGCAATTATTCGTAAGAAAAGAGATTTTCTTTTAAGGACTACTGATTGGACAATGACAGTTGGTTGCACTGTTGATCAAAGTGCTTGGGCAGCATATCGTCAATCTTTAAGAGATGTTCCTCAGACGTTTACAGATTATACAAAAGTAACTTGGCCTACTGCTCCATCGACAAAAGGACCTAATACATCTGAGTAGCTGTATAAGGGCAGAATACAATAGAAGATAATAAGTTACTAAATACTAAAGATGTATATTGGGAACGATCTGCAGATTGCACATCCTAGCTATAAGATAATTGACGATATTAGTTCAGGGTTTAACGGAAGTCAAACTTCATTTGCTTTACAGGTAAGCGGAGCAACTCCAGTTCCATTCCCGATCAGTACACAGCAGGTAATGATATCTGTTAATGGTGTTGTTCAGGAACCAGATCCTAATGGTAGTGCAGGTTTTAAATTATTAGGTTCAAATATAGTATTTAGTTCTGCTCCAGCTAATGGACATGCTTTCTTTGGTGTCATCAATGCAGGTGCTGACTATGTAACAGCAGGTTCAGAGTTCCCAGATGGTTCAGCTACTGCTCCTAGTTTTACATTCCAAGATGACCAAGATACAGGTTGGTTCCGTAGTGGCTCTGGTGCTGTAGGTTATAGCGCTAACGGTGTTCAGACTTTAACTTTCGATGGTAACGGATTAACTGTTACTGGAGACGCCACATTTACTGGAGATTCCAGTAAGAATTTGTTCTGGGATAAGTCAGATGGTCAACTTGAATTTGCGGATAATGCTAAGGCTGTTTTCGGAACTGGATCGGATTTAAGTATCTATCATGGAGGGACAAACACAATCCTCGCCAATATTACAGGAGACTTGTATGTAAAAAATACTAATAATATTTTTATGCAGGTTAATGATACTGAAGCAGCGATTTATGCCAGATCAAACGGAGCCGTAGAACTCTATTACGACAACAGTAAGAAGTTTGAGACGACGAGTAATGGTGTAACAGTACCAATAGATTCTGGAAGAATA